TGCATCATTAGCAGGAGTAAAAACTAACTGAGTTTCACCCTCTGCAGAAATATCGAATGTTACTTCATTAGTTGCTCTTGATTCAATAACAGAACCAGTTTTCCAAACATCACTACCGGCTGCATTAAAAGTTAAAGTATTAGTTCCACCTGCTGTTTCTTTTGATTGAACATATACACAAACTGAACCTTCTACTGCTGCAGGTAAAGTTGCTGCTGCTGCTGCAGCTCCTGTGTAGTTTACTACATTTAATGCCATATCAGTTAAAGTAATTCCTGCACCAGTTGCTAAGTCATTAAGTGATAAACCAGTTAAGTCAGGCATACCTGAACTCATTCTAATTGTTTCAACATCTGAATTAGCAGCATTTGGAAGTTTATTTTTACTTACTACTTGAAAACCTCTTGTAGACCTGACTGGTCCTTTAAAAGTTGTATTCGCCATTTTCTTCTCCTTTGTTACTCTACTGTCTTGGCAAGTCTGCTAGGTCAGTCAGTAGAAATTTATAAATCCTAGAAATTATTTATTTGATTTCTCAATAAAATTTAGTACGTCTTTGTCTTCTTTTTGTTCTACATCTGCTTGTTTCTTTGCAGAATCAAATAACATCTTTTGTTGTTCTAACTGTATCTTTTCTTCTTCAATAGATAGCTTAGTCATAACATCTAATTTCTTTAATGCTTCTCTACTTGTTCTATCATCTACAGACTTTTGTGCTTTAAAGTTTGTAGTAATACCTTTATGTTGAGCATCAATCATTTGAGCTTGACGTTTAATATCTAATCCTTGAGCTTCAATAGCTATCTTTGCATTTTCTTTTGCAGCATCTAATTTTAATTTTTCTTTTTCAAGTTCTACTTTTGCCTGCTCTAATGCTACTAGTTGTTGCTCTGGTGACATTTGTTGACCCATAGCTTTATTAGCATTAAGAACATCTTGAGCTGCTGCTGCCATAACAGCTTCTATCTCTGTAGGTTGTTGAGCTTGTTGTGGCATTTGCTCCATCATTAGTTTTGTTGTGCCACTCATTTGTTCTTGATATTTCATTATTGAATGTTCTTGTATATTAGCGTCAAAGATTGGTCTTAGTCTAGCCATAATAGGATTAGCACCATTTTGAGGGTCTTGTAAATATGCCATCTTTGTTTGAATATGGGCATCATGATTTTGACCTTCAAATGCTTTTATTGGAATACCTTTTGTTGCTGCCATAATATCTGATATTGGGTCCATCTGTTGTGGTTCTTTTTTAGGTGGAAGTATCTCTTCTATATTAGGCATATTAGCAGCATTTAATATTGTTCTATTTAATGCTTCTATATTAAACATACCAGGAGGTGATTGCTGTGCCATTTGGAGAGCCATTTGACTGAGCATCATTCTATGTGCATTAGAAGGAATGTTAGGGTCGCTGACAGGGATAACATCAACCCTTCCATCAAAGTCCTGTTTAAATACACTTTGTTCAGCATAAGGAACTTCATATGGATACTCCATAGGTAAATACTCGTAATCTATACGTGCAAGAATTTTAAACTCTTCTCTTTGAGCTTTATGTAATCTTTTATGTATAGCTGAGAAAAATTTACTAGAAGCTTCTAATAAAGCCATAGTAGTACCAACAGGTCCATAGGTTGCTGCATCAGAAACAATTTGTTCTGTGCTATCAGCAAATTTCTGACCTGCTGCTGTTACGAAACCTAACATCTGAAATAGAGTAGAGGAAGGCTCTTTATAGGGGAGAGGAATAATTGCCTTGCTTAAATCTACTCCAGTTGCTTCTATTTCTTTAAATTCACCAGGACTAATTGGTTCATTATCACCAACAAGTCGTACACCTTTTGCTTTGAATCCTCCTGGTAAGTTTGCAAATTGACCTGCGTCTACTAGACTTCTCATAGCTGCTGTTGCAGTCATAGTAAGATTGCCTAAGAAGTGCATCAAGCCAAACCCATAAAATCCAAATACAGGAACAAATCTGTAGTGGACAAAATGGGAAATCTTTTGTTGTTGCTTATCATCTTTTTTATAGTTTCTTCTTATACTTAAAATAGTTCTAGATTGCTCTTCCACAGTAACAATGTAGGGAAGAGCATAGTCTTCTTCTATTTCAAGATAACAATGCTGTTCTAATAATGTATATTGTGGGTCACTACTTTCTGTAGGAGACAATCCTAATATTGTATCCATCTTTTCTGAGAAAGATGTAGGATTAGGATTAGTAGCTTCAGGTAATTCTATTTCATCATAAATACCTGTACGCATATCTTTAGCTAAGTCTACAGGACTTCTATAAATAACATGTGTATATCTATCTGCTTTACGTAAGTTAGAAGAGTAGTATGAAACATAAAACTGGTCTATAGGAATAAATTCAGATACTGGTCTTTTAAGATTAGCATCATAATAAACTTTTTTAAATGCTGAGCCTATAAGTGGTAAATGAAATAACATTCTTTCAAACTCATCAAAGTATTCTGGCATCTGTTCAGTTACTTGATAGTTCATAAAATCTTTTACTCTATTAGATTGTAATTCTCTTTCAGGAGTTGTCTTACCTAATATCTGTGTTTTAACTGGACCATTTGCAGGAAACATTTCCTGTATAGCTTTTGATTGAAACTTAACTGCTGATTCTATTAACATAGGATGAACAGCAGTACAAGCACCTTCAAAAGGTTCACTTGCATCTTCTATTTTTAATCCTAGTAAATCAAATCCTCTTTCAAACATTGACTCCCATTCACCTCTGGAATCTTTGTCTGCTGTATAATTATTAACTACATCTTCTGCAATTTGTGTTAACGACTCATCATCTAAGGTATCAGCAATGTTACCATACCATTGTTCTGTTTCACTTTCAGGATTCATTTCTATAGAGGTCTGAGTAAAGTCTACAGTAACTCCCCCATCTTCGTCTGGTTCTATAGTTGGAGCCCCTGTTGCTTCTTCTATTTGTTCTGGAAGTTCTATTACATTTGATATTGTTTCTTCTATCTTATCAAATGGATTTCTTTCTGTTGCCATTATATTGCCCTCTGTGTATTATAATTATCGTTACGCATTATCATACCCCCTTTTTTAAATTTAAAGTCTTTAGGTTTTCCTTTCGTTATTCCTTTACCTAAAACTAAAGGACCTAATTGTAAAACTTCATCTGCTGCTAAAACAGGTTCACCAGTTTTTTTATTATAAAAATAACTGTGTCTAAAAGGATTCATTCCTATTTGAACATATTCTGAATTAGGATCATTTAATTCTAGCTGTATTTTATTATAAACATTTTTAGTAGGAGCATCTAAATAATCTCCATGTATTCTTCCTATTGTTGCTTTTGGAGTTTTTCCTCTAGCAATATTTAGACCACCTTTTTCAGATGATTTAAATTCAACATTTTTTAAAACAGCACTTTGTCCATAACCAATAGCTTTACCACCTGTTTTAGTTCCATCATGTAAAGATACAACCCATGTATCATAATTTTCATAAGCAGGAATATCTAAACGTGAAGCTACTCTTTTACCTTCTAAATCAATTCCTTTTTTATTTATACCTACTACACCTTCTTCTAATTGATTAGATTTTAATGTTCCCTGTATTCTTTTTAAAGAAGGGACTTCAGGCATTTCTGTAATTAAATTTATTGGTTGGTATGCTTTAACAACTCTATCATAAAAATCTTTATCAATTTTTCCTTCATAAAGTTTTTGAGCTGCTGTTTGAACTTCAGGAATTCTTTTTTGTTTTTGATTAACTTTATATTTCTTTTTTATATCTTCTAATGAAAGGTCTTCATCAGAAATATTTTTTAAATCATCTTTTGTTTTATTTTTTTTAGTATAAGTTTCAAGAACTTCTTGTGCTTTAGTTTTAGGACTTCCTCCTTTAACTAAAAGTTCTGCTAACCCTGTTAATGCTTTTGTCATAATTATCCCCTAATATTTTTTATTATAACACTAAGTTCTCCAGTATGCAACCTTTTTCTTTTTAGGTGGGTCATCCCACTCTGGGTCTTCAGGATGCTCAAGGT